TTACGGGGTAATGCCAACCGCTGCCGCCACTTTGTCGCCACTTGGCAGCGTTGCCAGAGGATTGAAACGGAGCGCCGTTTCCAGATGATCCGGTGCCAGATGTGCGTAACGCATAGTCATTTTTATATCGTGGTGTCCGAGAATTTTTTGTAAGGCCAGAATGTTTCCACCCGACATCATGAAGTGCGCCGCAAACGTATGGCGCAGAACGTGTGTGAGTTGACCGCGAGGGAGCACGATAGACGTTTTTTCCATCACGGATAAAAATTGAAAATAGCAGTCTGTGAAGAAATTGAACCCATCAAGCGCCATGATCTCTTCGTAAAGCTCTTTACTGATAGGGATGCTTCTGTTTTTCTTCCCCTTCGTTCTCACAAAGGTGATTCGGTACTTGGTGACCTGTGAGCGGGTAAGATTGATTGCTTCTCGCCAACGTGCGCCTGTACTTAGACATATTTTTACCACCAGTGCCAGAATTGGGTTCTGACGTTTGCAGTCAGACAGTAATTCGATGATCTGCTCATGTGTAAGCCATGCCATTTCCTTTTCTGCGATAGTGAATTTGCGCATCTTCTCTAATGGGTTTGGAAGTGTCCATTCACCCAGGCGGGAAAGTTCTCTGAAAACGCTGCTTAGATGGCTTTGCTCCAGGTTAACAGTAACTGGGCTTGCTCCTTTCTTCCATTTTTCACTGAAGTAGATTTCACCAGTAAGGCGTTTATCTCGATAGTGGGCAAACATTTTAGAGGTGAGATCGGTTGCAAGAGGATTGCCTAGAGCGTCAACCATCAGCAGCAATTTGTCATAGACATGCTGTCCAGCAGTCAGAGATTTACCATGTAGTTTGAACCATAGCTCAACCACGTCTTTCAGGGTTCGACGATCCACTGATTCGCCCAGCCAGGGCTTTGATTCGGTTTCTTCCATCGTGTGACGCTCAAAAGCCAGAGCTTCGCCTTTGGTGGCGAATTGTTTACGCACACGACGCCCACTTCGTCCGGCGGGGTAACATTCGCAAAGCCATTTCCCTGTGGTGAGTTTTCGTACTGCCATAAAAAATGCCCTCCAGTAGAGAGCATTTTTACTGTATATATAACCAGTGTCAATGTATGAAATCCTACGACCATACATCTCACTGAAGCCATAATGAAGTTGGCTATTCTTTTTGCTATGTGAGCATGTAACTTTTGCGGTTAACCTGCGGCTCATTTTTATTTTAGACGCAGATATAAAAACAAAAATTATCGTGAGTTTTTAGTACAGATTTTTTTGGATTTACTAATAGTTCCATCATTGCAAACGAATTTGCCATCTGAGGTACAGTGAGAAACACCTCCCTTTTTCCCTGAGCAGGGATAATTTCTAGCATAGGTAGTTAGTGGGTTTAATAACAAAGAACATGACAAAACCACAAAAAATACCTTACCAAGCATAGTTTCCTCCCGGTACTATTTAACATACTTGACTGTTAAACTTATAATTTTACCAATTATTTCAATGTCTTCTATCTTGCATTCGAAGACTCTGTTTCCACCCTCGACGAAGATTCTTCCACCGGGTAAACGAGTAATGTCACGGATCGTTATTTCGCCATCAATACTTATTACCCATTTACCATCACGTATATCATCAAATTCTTTATCACAAATAAATTCAGAATTGTTATCTGTGATGACAAAAGGTTTTTTAAACGTAGAGGGTAGAAATCCCTTATCAAAAATATAAAAACCGTCTTTCTGCAATGCTCCATCAGACAATAAATATTTTTCTACTTCTATAGTATTTGTATTTGCTGATGCTTGCTTTGAACCATGCCCTGTTGTTAGCCAATTAAGCGAGGTGCCCGTTTCAAGGGCGCACTGGATTACCCAATCTGCTGGAAAAATATCACGCATATAGCGCGTTGCCATGGTGCTCTTAGAAACACCTAAATGATCACAGAGAGCCTGACGAGTACCGAACCCATATGCTTCAACTAAACGTTCTATGGCTTTCTTACCGCCGCTATTGAAATCCACAAGTCCTCCAAAGAAATCCAAAATTCGTTGACAGATTCCAAAAGCGATCTTAAAGTTGAACCAGAAGTGTTCTTTTGGAGCCTTCACTACTAATCACGACAAACAACGGCTCGCCACAAGCCATATCTAGAAGGAATGTTGCCTTATGACACCTAACATTTCAATTACTCTGAATACACCACATGTCACAATCGAACGTTATAGCGAACTGACTGGCCTTTCTATTGATACGATTAACGACATGTTGGCTGATGGCCGACTACCTCGTCATCGTCTTCGTAAAGACAAAAAACGTGAAAAGGTAATGATTAACCTGGCTGCTCTGACTGTTGATGCTTTGTCTGCTTAATAGACGTCTATTTTCGCAATAAGACGCTGAGTTCGATTTTGCGATAAGTTCGGAGTTGAAAACCATGTTTGATTACCAAGTTTCCAAACATCCACATTTTGATGAAGCCTGTCGTGCATTCGCACTGCGCCACAATCTGGTGCAACTGGCAGAACGTGCGGGCATGAATGTGCAGATTCTGCGGAACAAGCTGAACCCAGCTCAACCTCATTTATTAACCGCACCAGAAATCTGGCTGCTTACCGATCTGACTGAAGATTCAACGTTGGTAGATGGTTTTCTGGCACAGATTCATTGTCTGCCATGTGTACCGATTAATGAGGTAGCAAAAGAGAAACTGCCACATTACGTCATGAGTGCAACCGCAGAGATCGGGCGTGTTGCTGCAGGTGCGGTATCTGGCGATGTAAAAACCAGTGCAGGTCGTCGTGATGCTATCAGCAGCATTAACTCTGTAACACGACTGATGGCGCTGGCGGCTGTTTCATTGCAGGCCCGTTTACAGGCTAATCCTGCGATGGCGAGTGCAGTTGATACCGTGACTGGCCTCGGTGCTTCATTCGGTTTGCTGTGAGGTGCTTATGCTGACGAAAGAACCATCATTTGCATCGCTGCTGGTAAAACAAAGCCCGGCAATGCACTACGGTCACGGCTGGATCATGGGTGAGGATGGTAAACGCTGGCATCCGTGCCGTTCACAAGATGAATTGCTGTCTGAATTGACCACGGGGAAACGGAGAAAGTCAAAATGTATGCAGCGGAAAGTGAAGTGGTTTATCAGTTTCGTTACAGAGGGGAGAGTTATTCAGTACCTGAAGATGATTTGCTCTGTTGTTATCCGTCGTTGTCGGGCGATGGCAGTTACTTTTTCACGCTAAAGGATGGGACGTTTTTACGGGGAGAGCAGGTTAAAGAGACGATACGAAAAAATGTATCTCCTCTTGAACGTTACCGTAAGAACAAAGAACGATAGTTGCGTTTTGGGGATATGAATTATGGCAATTAATGGCGCTGCGGCAACTGTTCCATTAAGCCCCGGTGAACGCCTGAATGGACTTAATCACATTGCGGAGTTAAGGGCGAAAGTTTTTGGCCTGAATATTGAGTCAGAGCTTGAGCGGTTTATTAAAGATATGCGTGATCCACGGGATATCAATAGCGAACAAAATAAACGGGCACTGGCTGCCATATTCTTTATGGCAAAAATTCCAGCTGAACGTCATAGCATCAGCATTAATGAGCTGACCACTGACGAAAAGCGGGAGTTGATTAAAGCAATGAATCATTTTCGTGCAGTGGTGAGCTTATTTCCCAGACGGCTAACCATGCCGAATTAACCAGCTAATGAAATTAATGGCGTAAACCCGCCGGGCATCCCTTTATCTAAATTCAGGAGAATTGATTATGCGTAATATTGAAACCCTCACGACTAAAACCGGACCGGATGACGCAGGGCTTAATATTTTACTGACAGAGGCTCGTCTGGAAGAACGCCGGGCAAGGGCTGAAGCAATGGCTGCCCGCCTTGATAGGCTTGCGTGTCATATCACATCCCGCCAGCTAAACCACGTCGAAGCGGCAGAACTGCTGCGTGTGACCGCTGAAGCAATCCAGAACGAAGCGCAGGAGATCCACTAATGGCTGATGCAATGGATCTCGTACAGCAGCGCGTTGAAGAAGAACGCCAGCGCCATATCCGTGCTGCCCGTGCCAAAACACCGGGCGTGTCTCGCGTGCTTTGCATTGAATGTGAAGCGCCAATTCCGCCAGCACGCCGCCGCGCCATTCCAGGAGTGCAGCTTTGCATTACCTGTCAGGAAATCGCAGAGCTGAAAGGCAAACATTACAACGGAGGTGCTGTATGACAGGGGCTGTGCGTATCCATCAATTAAAAATTGCACCTAAGTATTTCAACGCTGTGGTTGCAGGTCAAAAGACGGCTGAACTTCGTAAAGACGATCGTGGCTATAAAGTTGGTGATGTTCTTTCTCTTTGCGAATGGAAGCATGGCGTATTTACGGGTAGGGAATGGGCCGCGGTTATCTCTCATGTGCTTCCGGTTAATGACGTCATGGCAGTTTCAGAACAATGGGTGATGCTATCAATTCGCTCATTAACCCCATTAGAAGCTTTAGGATATGTTATTGCAGGAGGTGCTGTATGAGCACCATCCTGAAATGGGCGGGTAATAAAACCACCATTATGTCCGAACTGAAAAAATACCTTCCTGCTGGCACGCGACTGGTTGAACCTTTCGCGGGTTCTTGTGCTGTGATGATGGAGACGGATTACCCCAGCTATCTGGTTGCGGATATTAATCCTGATTTAATCAACCTCTATAAAAAGGTTGCTGCTGATTGTGAGGCGTTTATATCTCGTGCCAGAGCTTTATTTGAGGAAGCAAACAGAGAGGTGGCTTATTACAACATAAGGCAGGAGTTTAATTACTCCACTGAAATTACTGATTTCATGAAAGCGGTATATTTTCTGTATCTCAATCGTCATGGTTACCGTGGGCTATGTCGCTATAACAAGAGCGGGTATTTCAACATTCCCTACGGTAATTATAAAAATCCGTATTTCCCTGAAAAAGAAATTCGCGCATTTGCAGAGAAAGCCCAGCGGGCAACGTTTATCTGCGCCAGCTTTGATGAAACGCTGGCGATGTTGAAGGCGGGGGATGTGGTGTATTGCGATCCGCCTTATGACGGTACGTTTTCCGGCTATCACACTGATGGCTTCACTGAAGATGACCAGTATCACCTGGCATCCGTTCTTGAACATCGATCATCTGAAGGTCATCCGGTCATTGTTTCTAACAGTGACACACCCCTGATCCGTTCGCTGTATCGCAATTTTACTCACCACTACATCAAGGCAAAACGCAGCATCGGCGTGGCAGCTGGTGAGAGTAAATCTGCAACAGAAATCATCGCTGTTTCCGGGCCGCGCTGCTGGGTAGGATTTGATCCTTCGCGTGGCGTGGATTGTTCCGTCGTGTACGGAGTGCGTGCATGAGCCATGCTGATATGAACAACTGCAGCGGCTTTAACGAGGTCGCCGCAGCATTCTCATGGAACAGCCCGAAAAAGGCCATTAACCCTTATCTGGACCCGGCGGAAGTTGCGCCGGTTTCTGCGCTTTCAAACCTGATCACTCTGTACGCTGCCGATAACGAGCAGGAACAACTGCGCCGCGAGGCACTGAGTGATCAGGTCTGGGAGCGTTATTTCTTTAATGAATCCCGTGATCCTGTCCAACGCGAAATGGAGCAGGATAAGCTAATTAGCCGGGCAAAGCTGGCGCATGAGCAGCAGCGTTTTAATCCAGACATGGCCATTCTGGCGGACGTCAACGCCCAGCCTTCCCATATCAGCAAGCCGCTGATGCAACGTATTAAATACTTCAGCAGCCTGGGCAGGCCAAAGGCTTATTCCCGCTATTTGCGTGAGACGATTAAGCCATGCTTGGAACGACTGGAGCATGTACGCGACAGTCAGCTATCCACTTCTTTTCGCTTTATGGCAAGCCATGAAGGGCTGGACGGCCTGCTGATCCTGCCTGAAATGAGTCAGGATCAGGTGAAACGCCTGTCCACCTTGGTAGCTGCGCATATGAGCATGTGCCTTGATACAGCTTGTGGCGATTTGTATGCCACCGATGATGTTACGCCAGAAGAAATCCGCAAGACATGGGAAAAGGTGGCAGCGGAAACCCTGCGTCTGGATGTTATCCCGCCTGCGTTTGAGCAACTCCGTCGGAAAAGAAACCGCCGTAAACCCGTGCCTTATGAACTCATTCCGGGTTCGCTGGCGCGTATGTTATGCGCCGACTGGTGGTATCGGAAATTATGGAAGATGCGTTGCGAATGGCGGGAAGAGCAGTTGCGTGCTGTTTGCCTGGTCAGCAAAAAAGCATCTCCCTATGTCAGCTATGAAGCCGTGATGCATAAACGTGAGCAGCGCCGTAAGTCGCTGGAGTTTTTCCGTTCTCATGAACTGGTGAACGAAGACGGCGACACGCTGGATATGGAAGACGTGGTAAACGCCAGCAGCAGCAACCCTGCGCATCGCCGCAATGAGATGATGGCCTGTGTTAAAGGTCTGGAGCTTATCGCGGAAATGCGCGGTGACTGCGCCGTTTTCTACACCATCACCTGTCCGTCACGTTTCCATTCCACGCTAAATAACGGCAGGCCCAACCCGACCTGGACAAATGCGACGGTAAGACAAAGCAGTGATTATCTGGTCGGTATGTTTGCTGCATTTCGTAAGGCGATGCACAAAGCCGGATTACGCTGGTATGGCGTGCGGGTGGCTGAGCCGCATCATGACGGTACAGTTCACTGGCACCTGTTGTGTTTTATGCGCAAAAAAGATCGCCGCGCCATTACTGCTTTGTTGCGTAAGTTTGCCATTCGTGAAGACCGCGAGGAGCTGGGTAATAACACGGAACCACGCTTTAAGTCTGAGCTGATAAACCCGCGCAAAGGTACGCCAACAAGCTACATCGCGAAATACATCAGTAAGAACATTGACGGGCGTGGTCTGGCTGGCGAGATCAGCAAGGAAACGGGTAAATCCCTGCGTGATAACGCCGAATACGTTAATGCCTGGGCGTCTCTGCATCGTGTTCAGCAATTCCGCTTCTTTGGCATTCCGGGGCGTCAGGCTTACCGTGAACTGCGATTGCTGGCTGGTCAGGCGGCAAGGCAACAGGGGGACAAAAAAGCAGGTGCGCCGGTACTGGATAACCCGCGCCTTGATGCCATCCTGGCTGCCGCTGATGCTGGCTGTTTTGCCACCTACATCATGAAGCAGGGCGGCGTACTGGTTCCCCGCAAATATCACCTCATCAGAACCGCTTATGAAATCAACGAAGAGCCGACCGCCTATGGCGATCACGGTATTCGTATTTATGGCATCTGGTCACCCATTGCAGAGGGCAAGATCTGCACTCATGCGGTGAAGTGGAAAATGGTTCGTAAGGCCGTTGACATTCAGGAGGCGGCAGCCGACCAGGGCGCTTGCGCCCCTTGGACTCGTGGCAATAACTGTCCCCTTGCTGAAAATTTGAACCAACAGGAGAAAGATAAATCAGCTGATGGGGGCACCAGAACGGACATTACCCGCATGGATGACAAGCAGTTGCACGATTACCTGCACAGTATGAGCAAAAAAGAGCGCCGGGAACTGGCAGCAAGGTTACGCCTGGTTAAACCGAAACGGCGTAAAGACTACAAACAGCGAATTACAGACCATCAGCGACTGCAGCTAGTCTATGAGCTGAAGTCCAGAGGATTTGATGGTAGCGAGAAAGAGGTCGATTTACTCCTTCGCGGCGGCAGTATTCCGTCAGGAGCAGGCCTGCGTATCTTCTATCGGAACCAGCGTTTGCAGGAAGATGATAAGTGGCGAAACCTGTATTAATTACGCGGGTTAACAATTCGTGCTCTTAATAATACCAGGCATATCAGGCTGATGAACGTAAAAAACGTTTTACATCAGTAAGATTATTATATACTGTAAATATAAACAGTGGTTATATTTACAGTATTGCTTTGGTGTCATAGGAGGAAAGATGCAGGACTATTTTTTGGAGTCTTTGAAGCTCCAGCGCATTGATTTTTTTCTTAAGCTTGTAGCGGCTAGTGAGTGTAGTGATGAAGAGAAGGGGCTGGCTTTGCAGTGGGTTTCTGAACTAACAGATGAACTCATGGCAAAAATCAGAACCCACGAATACAACCGCTCAATGGATGTCATCAGTTGAGGTGACTTTTTATGCGCATTGAAATAATGATCGATAAAGAGCAGAAGATTAGCCAGTCTACCCTGGACGCCCTTGAATCCGAGCTTTACCGCAATCTGCGTCCTCTGTATCCCAAAATGGTAATTCGTATCCGCAAAGGTAGCTCTAACGGTGTGGAACTGACCGGATTGCAACTGGACGAAGAAAGAAAACAAGTGATGAAAATTATGCAGAAGGTGTGGGAAGACGACAGCTGGCTGCATTAAGAAACGTTGCTGGCGTCTGAACTTGCTTCTGGCGTCAGCAAGGTTGAACAACGAGCTATGCGAGGCGTTAGTGTCAATTTGTTACCTTAACCACTATATATGCCAGGAAATTAACAGTTCTTAAGAAACAGCTTGCATGATCGAGCGCATTGAACTTAAGTTTAAGTAACGCAATCAACAGATGATATTGTTGTCTAAATTTTAAAGATAATCTGTTGAGGTTGTAGGCGTCGGAGTGTAGACTTCCGCGCCATGTGAAAAGGGGGAGTTATGTCAAGCATCGCCGCATTTAGCCTGGGTAACCCAGTTGAACGTCTGGCAAGGGTTCTTAAAGAGAACCAGGACAAACTCAATCTTAGTAAAGATGGTTTTGTGTCCGTAGACTTGTCTAACAAAAGAGCAATGGATGCCATCAAGGCACAGATGGATAAGCTTGAAGGCATCAAAACGAGCACTGTAAAAGAGAAAACTAATAGAACCAGATAATGGCAACATTACTTTTAGCAGTGATTTTGGTTAGTGGTTTTATTTATGTAAACCTATCACTTTCAACAAGATACCGATATAAGCGTTCCAACGGCTGGGACGCTTATTTTTTTGTGGCTGCCTGGGGTATCGTTTTTTTTCTCCTTGGCGGTTTTTTCACCTTTATTTTGAACGTCAGCGGAGGGTTTCGTTGGCTGGCTAATGCCTTGAATCTAACACCTGACAGTTTTAATGGCATGTTGTCTTCATCGAAAGACAAACTTCAAAGAATAAATGAAATCAAACAGATAGCATGGGTTATGATTTCAATTGTCCTCGCTGCGATTTCAGGTTTTGGAAATAAGTTACGCACATCACGTGGAGATCGTCGCTGGGATGCCTTAGCTAAAGCTGTGGGTAATAACGCTTTCGAATCATTACTCATGGAAGCGTCCGCAAGACAGTTTCCGATCATAGCAACTCTGTCGTCTCGCAAAATCTATGTTGGTCTTGTTACTTGTCCGGCGTTAGAAAACGGGCTTTCAGAGCACCTTGAACTTCTCCCGATGTTAAGCGGATATCGGGATAAAGATGATCTAACGATTAGTATCACGACTAACTATCACCAACATTATCTTGATAGTGGTGTGATAAGTGGAATGTCTCGGCTTAATATCGAAGATTTCCGTGTGCTCATACCAAAAGATGAGGTTGAAACAATTTCGTTTTTTGATACTGAGACATATAACAAATTTAAAGAAAATGAAGCCAGGGATAGAAAGAACTGTCGAAAGATTGATAGTAAAAGTGCATCTTCGCGCAGCAAGCGTGCAGCAGATGCTGAGTCAAATGATCGTGCATGACTATGCTGCATGAGATCGCATGATCGTTTGAGGATCGTTTTTGCTAGGGCCCGCCAGAACTGGCGGGCTTTCGCGTAGATCATGCACCTGCATGAAAACTACTACATAAAGCGGGCAGGCGTGGCGGGGATACGAGCGCGCGCAAAACCTGTTGTTTAAGTGGTTTAGATCGGATAATTTATATGTTGTCCACTTGAATTAAAATTATGCAATGTTTTATATCTGATTCATTTATATAAGTTAGGTAAGATAGATGACAGACGAAGAATTAAAAGAACAGCATTCAATTTACGGCTCAGTTGCGGAATTGTTCAGACGAGTTATGGTTGAGCAAATTGATGTTATTTTGTCGGAGAATAAATTGTCTTTAGGGGTTCCAATTGAAAGCCGTGTCAAAACATTAAGTTCTATTATTAATAAGGATAACCGAAAACCTCTAAAGATTGAGTCAATAGTTGACTTGGATGATTATGTTGGAATCCGATTAATAATGCTATTTAAGCGAGATGTTGAAAAGGTTATATCTTGTCTGAAAGAACATTTCATTATTTTGAAGCAAGAGAATAAACTTGATGAACTGGATGAGGATAGATTTGGGTACCAATCTCATCATTATGTAATACAACCTCCAGAAGAATGGCTAAGAGTTCCATCCTTTAGTGATTTTAAAAATATGAAAGTGGAGGTGCAAATACGAACGCTTTCTCAGCATATTTGGGCTGCAGCATCTCATAAACTGCAATACAAAAAAGAGCAAAGTGTTCCACTTCCTCTTAGGCGAGCAATTAATAGAGTATCTGCTTTGCTTGAAGTCGTTGATTTCGAATTTGAAAGAGTGTTATCAGAGCGTGAGGGGTATGTTGAGACAAGCAGACTAGATAGAGGAACTATGCTTGACGTAGAATTGCTGAAAATGATAGCTGCAAGTGAATTACCACCTGATAATAAATCTGATGATGAAAATTATGATGATTTGCTTTCTGAATTAATTAAAAATAAAATTATAACTGTAGGTGAGTGTATTGACGCTTTAAAGAGTGGGCTACCTTCGGCTATTGACGAAGATAAGGCAATGGTTAGAAGAATTATAAGTAATGAAGATGACTATGATGATGAGTCTGAGTTAAAGCGTGCTAGGTTAGGGGTGTTTTTCACTCATGTAGGGTTAATTCGGACTGCGATTGCTAATTCTATGGGGACTTCTTATATTAGAAATCAGACCGAAGGAATGGATGTTTATGATGATTCAGAAGAATAATTTCATTTTTTGATTACAGACACTTTCACGAAAGTGTCTGTAATAGTATTAATCTAAGTTGTATGGCTGGAAAGTAATGACATTTTCTCCTAGCCATACATTTATCTCGAATAATCTCTTCTGCAGCGGGATCAGTTCATTTCTCACAAAAACTTTACTCGCTTTCTCCACATCCCCAAATCCACCAACATTATTCGGCATAATCCCCATCATTTGCGGCGGCACTCGGTGTGCTGCCATCATGTCGTCCCGGCTCACGTTCTTGATATTCAGAAACTCATCCTTCGCTGCGACTTCTGATAACGGGATAATCTGAAGCCCGTCTTTTTTGCCGTTAGGCGAGTACATAAACAGATTACGGAAGTTGCCTGGACCTTTGGCGCTTTTCATCGCGTTACGGAGGTTGTTTACATCCTCCTGGTTCTGCGCGGCGTCGGTCATGTACATGATGAAGCCTGCATGACTGCCGTTGATGTAATACTTGCGGCGGAACAGCGTGGCGGATTCGTTGAGCAGAGCTGACGGAATGGCAGAAAGGTAACCCGGCAGACCATAAATCTCCTGGTTGATATCCGGCTCCATCAGGTGGAAGACATTACCTTTTGTGAACTGATACGGCTGTGTCGTCAGGCTGTATTGCACAAACCAGTATGTTTCAAGGTCAAGTCCGCGCCGGGTGTATTTTGCCAGTGCAGGTTCCAGCGAAATAACTTCACCAAAGCGGTTCGTGCGTTTCTCCAGGTAGGCGTTACCAAAAACCAGATAGTCCTGCACAAAACGGGTAAATGCCTGCTGGCTGAGAAGGCGATGTGGAATATAGGTACTGCTGATAATGTCACGCTTAACACTGATCGGGGAGCTGTGGTGCACGGCGGCGCGGAAGGTGCGCGCCAGTCCGTCAAAGCTGACGGGCGGCTCATACCAGCGATCCATCTGTACGCATTCCACATAGTCCAGCAGTTCGCGGCGGTCCAGTACAGGAATGGGATCACCAAAGCTGAAAGCCTCCGCAACGGATTTTTTAGTTTCTTCTGCAGTTACGGTTTCGTCTGGCGCGATATGTTCTTTCATCAAAAAATCTCCACAATATTGCTGGTATTGGCGGATTCGCCCTGCAGCGGTTCGTTAAACAGAGCGTGCATCGTTGCCCAGGCCAGATCGGCGTGGCTGGCTTCTTCGCTGCGGCTGGCTTCATAGGTCGGGCGGTTGCCGCTGGCGGTGGTGGCGCGACGGATTGCCATAAATGACTGCGCTATGTCGGTGTGTCCGGCGTCAAACTCCAGACGGCGGTGGCTGATAATGTCGTAGGCCTTGAGTACCAGGGCGTTTTTAACGTTGGGGTTGTAGACAAACTCCCGGACGGCTGGAAAAAACGCTTTCACGTTCTCGTAAACCCCGTGACCGACACCTGTCGAGTCGATGCCGATATAGGTCACGTTGTACTGTTCGGTCAGTTTTTTGATGGCGTCCGCCTGGGCGCGGAAGTCCATCCCGCGCCACTGGTGACGCTCAAGAATGCGAAACTTACCGCCTGGCACGGCTGGTGGTGCCACCACCACGCATCCGGCGCTGTCGCCGTTCTGCGTACCTTTTGCCGGGTCATAACCGATCCACACCTCGCGCCAGCCAAACGGGCGCAGGGCCAGTGCATGAAAGTCGGTCCAGACTTCCCAACTGTCCACCATGCACGCCTGCAGTTCGCTGAGCGGGAACACGGACGCGAGATCGTCCACGAACTCGCACATCAGCAGGTTCTGGTATTCGTCCGGGCTGTACTCCATGCGTAGCTGGTCGAGGTCGAACAGGTTACAGCCGCCGCGCACCGCATCTTCCACGGTGACTATCTGGCGGTATTGCCCGTCTGCGCACAGCAGGCCGGGGGCCAGATTGCTGTGGGACAGGTCGATGTCCACCTTGTCAGCTTTGTTGCGTCCACGGTTGAACAGCGCACCGGACCAGAACGGATAAGCACTGTGGGTCAGGCTGGATGGCGTGGAAAAATAGGTTTGTCGCCATTTTTTGTGAATAGCCATACCGGAAGCCACTTTGCGCAGCTCCTGGAATTTCGGTATCCAGAAATATTCATCCAGATACAGGTTGCCGTGGTAACTCTGGGCCGTGCGGGCATTGGTTCCGAGGAAATACAGTGTGGCCCCGTTGGGAAGCACCATCGGATCGCCTTTCAGCTCCACCTCCACTTCTTTGGCAAAGTCGATGATGTACTGTTTGAAGACGTGGGCCTGTGCCTTACTGGCAGAAAGGAAAATCTGGTTACGTCCGGTAAGCAGAGCGTCAATCAGGGCTTCACGGGCAAAGTAAAAGGTCGCGCCGATCTGGCGTGACTTCAGCAGGTTGCGGATGCGGTTGGTTTTTCCGGCTTCCCACCAGTGGCGCTGGTAGTTGAACATGGAGGAATGGAAGATTTCTTCCAGCTTCTCAATCTGCTCATCGGTGAAAACATTCTTTTCCGGCTGACGGCGTGGGCCTTTGTTGCGGTTGGCGACGTTAGGGTTTAAGTCGGCTTCGTTGCCGCCATTGTTAAACTTGCCGATCCGCGCGTGGCGCTCCGACTGGCGCGCCAGCAGGTCAATCTCTTTGAAATCTTTCCCTTCTTTGTGCTCCTTCATAATGAGCTGGCAGTAGCGTGCGGCGGTGGTGAGCTGCATCTGATCCAGCGGCCCATAGTCACCCCACTTGTCGCGTTTTTTCCAGCTGTGAACGGTTGCAACTTTCTCGCCCAGCATTTCAGCAATGCGGGCGACGCGGTATCCCTGAAAGTACAGCAGCATGGCCTGCCGACGGGGATCGAGATCTGCGGGTGTCAGTGTGGTGTTCATGGCACAAACCTACAGCCTTGAATGAAGGCTTTCCCCGCCTGCGGTTTGTGTGGTTGTCGGTACAAATACCGCGCATTGTTTCACTGCCCCTATCACCGCAACCATAAGGCTCCAGTAAGTTTTTTCTAACGGAGCACGGCTCATGACAGTGAAAGCAAAGCGTTTTCGCATCGGGGTGGAAGGTGCCACCACCGACGGACGCGAAATCCAGCGTGAATGGCTGGAACAGATGGCAGCCAGCTACAACCCGGCGGTGTATACCGCGCTGATTAACCTTGAGCACATCAAGTCTTATCTGCCGGACAGCACCTTTAACCGCTACGGCAAGGTGACGGCGCTGTTTGCTGAAGAAATCACGGAAGGTCCGCTGGCAGGCAAGATGGCGCTGTATGCCGACGTTGAGCCAACGGAGTCCCTGGTGGAACTGGTGAAAAAAGGCCAGAAATTATTCACCTCTATGGAAGTCAGCCCGAAGTTCGCTGATACGGGCAAAGCCTATCTGGTCGGCCTGGCTGCCACTGATGATCCCGCCAGTCTGGGTACGGAAATGCTGACATTCAGCGCCAGTGCAGCCCATAACCCGCTGGCAAACCGCAAGCAGAATCCCGCCAATCTTTTTACCGCTGCAGAGGAAACGGTGATCGAACTGGAAGAAGTCCAGGACGACAAACCGTCCCTGTTTGCCCGCGTCACGGCGCTGTTTACCAAAAAAGAGCAGTCCGATGACGCCCGGTTCTCTGATGTGCATAAGGCCGTGGAGCTGGTCGCCACTGAGCAGCAGAACCTGAGCGCACGCACCGAAAAATCCCTGTCTGAGCAGGAAGAACGCCTGTCTGAGCTGGAGACTGCCCTGCAGGCACAGCAGACCGCCTTTAACGAACTGGTGGACAAGCTGAGTCATGAAGACAGCCGCCAGGACTACCGCCAGCGTGCAACAGGCGGTAACGCCCCCGCTGACACTCTGACCAATTGCTGATGGAGCACAAAACCCGATGAAGAAGAATACCCGCTTTGCTTTTAACGCTTACCTGCAGCAGCTGGCGCGTCTGAACGGTGTGGCAGTTGAAGATCTGTCCAGCAAATTCACTGTGGAGCCGTCTGTGCAGCAGACGCTGGAAGACCAGATCCAGCAGTCCGCCGCCTTCCTGACGCTGATTAACGTCACGCCAGTGACTGAGCAGTCCGGTCAGTTGCTGGGGCTGGGTGTTGGCAGCACCATTGCCGGAACCACTGACACCACCGCGAAAGAGCGTGAACCTGTCGATCCGACGCTGATGGTCGATGTGGAATATAAATGCGAGCAGACCAACTTTGACACGGTGCTGACCTACGCGAAGCTGGACCTGTGGGCGAAGTTTCAGGATTTCCAGGTGCGTATCCGTGACGCCATCGTGAAACGTCAGGCACTGGACCGCATCATGATCGGCTTTAACGGCGTGAAGCGTGCGAAAACCTCCAACCGTAGTGAAAACCCGCTGCTGCAGGATGTGAACAAAGGCTGGCTGCAGAAAATCCGTGAGGATGCACCGGATCACGTCATGGGCAGCACCACCACGGGCGGCGAAACCACACCGGGTGCGGTGAAAGTCGGGAAAGGTGGCGAATATGCCAACCTGGACGCTGTAGTGATGGATGCGGTCAATGAGCTTATCGACGTGGTCTACCAGGATGATGACGATCTGGTGGTGATTTGCGGTCGTGAACTGCTGTCTGACAAGTATTTCCCGCTGGTCAACAAAGAGCAGGAAAACAGTGAAAAACTGGCAGCCGATATGATTATCAGTCAGAAACGCATGGGCGGTCTGCAGGCCGTGCGTGCGCCGTTCTTCCCGCCGAATGCGCTGCTGATCACCCGTCTGGATAACCTGTCCATCTACTGGCAGGAAGACACCCGCCGCCGTTCAGTTATCGACAACCCGAAACGTGACCGGATTGAAAACTTTGAATCTGTTAACGAAGCCTATGTGGTTGAGGACTACCGCTGCGCTGCGCTGGTGGAAAACATCCAGATTGGCGATTTCAGCGCCGCCGCAGCAGAAGCCGGAGCGTAACCCATGAGCCTGAGTCCCGCACGGCAGCATCGCCTGCGCGTTCAGGCTGAACAGGCCGCCCGCGAGGGCGGCAGCGTTCGCCACGCGTCGGGCTATGACCTGATGCTGCTGCAACTGGTGGAAGACCGCCGCCGTCTCAAGGGCGTTCAGTCCACGGTGAAAAAAGCGGAAATCAAGGTGGAGCTGCTGCCGAAATATGCCGCCTGGGCGGAGGGCGTCCTGGCTGCCGGAGGCGCTCAACAGGATGACGTGCTGATGTACGTGATGCTGTGGCGCATTGATGCCGGAGATTATGCCGGGGCGCTGGAGATCGGGCGTCATGCCCTGCGTCATGGCTGGGTGATGCCGCTGGGTAACCGCAACGTGCAGACCGTGCTGGCAGAGGAAATGGCAGATGCAGCGCAGAGCGCAATGCTTGCCGCCACCGGCTTTGATGCCGATCTGTTGCTGCAGACGCTGGAGCTGACAGACGGTCTGGATATGCCGGACCAGTCACGGGCGCGTCTGCATAAAGCGATTGGCGCTGTCCTGAGTGAAAGCAATCCGGCTTCCGCCCTTAATCATCTCAACCATGCGTTACAGCTCGATCCCCGCTGTGGCGTGAAAAAAGACAAACAGCAGCTGGAGCGCAGACTGCGCAATGACAGCCGCTGACAGAACGTGCCCCCGCGCACGGGCGGCACGGGGTGGCGAAAGGCACTGCCACATCAAAACCCCGTCCACCGCCCTTTATTTCAGGAGAAAGCAGCATGAAGTTTGTTGCGCCAGAACAGGCACCGGAACAGGCGGAAATCATCAGAAATACGCCGTTCTGGCCTGATGTGGACCTGTCGGAGTTTCGCAGTGTCATGCGCACTGACGGCACGGTGACGCAGCCGCGTTTAAAGCAGGTTGCGCTGTCGGCAATTTCGGAGGTCAACGCAGAGCTGTATGAGTTTCGCAGACGCCAGCAGATGCTGGGGTATGCCTCGCTGGCAGAAGTCCCGGCGGAACAACTGGACGGCAAAAGCGAGCGCATTCAGCACTATTTCAACGCGGTTTACTGCTGGGCACGCGCCATGCTCAACGAACGTTACCAGGACTATGACGCCACGGCATCCGGTGCGAAGCGAGGCGAGGAACTGGCGGAAGCAAGCGGTGATTTATGGCGTGACGCCCGCTGGGCCATCAGCCGGGTGCAGGATGCGCCGCACTGCACAGTGGAGCTTATCTGATGAAAGTGCGTGCGCATCAGTATGACACGGTGGACGCACTTTGCTGGCGTCATTACGGGCGCACGCAGGGTGTCACGGAGCAGGTACTGAAGGCAAATCCGGGGCTTGCCGAATACGGCCCCTTTTTACCTCACGGGCTGCAGGTGGAGCTGCCGGACATTCCGACAACCACCACCGTGCAGACCGTCCAGCTATGGGACTGAATTATGACGCTTGAGCGAATCAGCGCCTTTATCACGTATTGCATCGCCGTCGTGCTGGCCTGGCTGGGCGATTTGTCCATCAAGGATGCCTCAACGCTGGGCGGCCTGATGATTGGTGTACTGATGCTGGCTATCAACTGGTACTACAAACACAAAGCCTACCAGCTTCTGCGCGACGGGCAGATCTCGCGGGAGGATTATGAATCCATCAATCGTTAAACGCTGCCTTGTCGGGGCCGTGCTGGCTATTGCTGCCACGCTGCCGGGTTTTCAGCAGCTTCACACCTCCGTGGAAGGACTGAAACTGATTGCCGATTACGAAGGCTGTCGTCTGCAGCCGTATCAGTGCAGCGCGGGTGTATGGACTGACGGCATTGGTAATACGTCGGACGTCATTCCCGGCAAAACCATTACGGAACGACAGGCAGCAGAAGGGCTTATCTCCAACGTGCTGCGTGTGGAGCGGTCACTGGAAAGGTGTGTGAAGCAACAGCCACCGCAGAAAGTGTATGACGCGGTGGTGTCATTTGCCTTCAACGTGGGGACAGGCAATGCCTGCAGCTCCACGCTGGTGAAATTGCTCAATCAGCGGCGCTGGGCGGATGCGTGCCGACAGTTGCCGCGCTGGGTGTATGTGAAAGGTGTGTTTAATCAGGGGCTGGATAACCGCCGTGCGCGGGAGATGGCCTGGTGCTTACAGGGAGCAAACTGAAATGAAAAAGAAATTAATCAGCGGACTGTTTCTGATGTTATGGATGGCGCTGTTAATCGCAGCAATGGTGTATCCGCAGGGGATTTTTCCGGTACTGGCAGCGTCCGGCGTTTGGGTAGCCTGTTTACTGACATGGGCGGCAATTCCGGTAGCACTGGCTGCGTTAATTAAGAATGGCTCGCTCTGGCAGGAGTTGAGGGTATCTTTGCTGAAGACCATTACCCGAAAAGAAAACGTATTTATCAGCTGGGTGATGCGATTGCTGATTGTCGTAAGTCTCGTCTGGACGGGGTGGGCTATTACCCTGGTCTTTTATCTACTGACCGTTATTGCCTTCTGGATCACCCGTAATCAGATGGCGCAACAGGTAGCAGCATGAACCGGTTGCTGCTGGTTATGCTGGCGTTATTACTGGCGGCGCTGGGCTGGCAGACGTGGCGGCTGGCTGATGCCAGCCGGACCATCAGCACGCAGGCGGACGAGCTGCAGAGCAAAAGCCAGGCACTGGCAAAGAGCAACAGCCAGCTTATCAGCCTGTCCATTCTGACTGAAACCAATAACCGGGAGCAGGCGCGGCTCTATGCCGACGCAGAACAGACCAGCGCGCTGCTGAGACAACGACAACGCCGGATTGAGGAACTGAAACGTGAGAATGAGGATTTACGCCGCTGGGCTGATACTCCTTTGCCTGCTGACATTATCCGGCTGCGGGAACGTCCGGCACTCACCGGAGGTGCAGCTTACCGTCAGTGGTTGTCCGCGAGTGACGCCGTGTCGGCTGGATCAGACAGCGCCGCGCACTAACGGTGAGCTGAACGCGTTGCTGGATGAAACGGAGGCCGCCTGGGCGGTCTGTGCAGACAAAGTGGACATGATTATTGCGTGTCAGGAGCGAAACAGTGAACAAACCACAATCCCTGCGCCACGCCCTTAATAAAGCAGTGCCTTATGTCCGCAATAACCCGGACAAACTGCATCTGTTTGTGGATAACGGTTCGCTGGTTGCCACGGGGACCAGCTCCATGTCGTGGGAGTACCGTTACACGCTGAACGCAGTGATTGAGGATTTCAGCGGCGACCAGAATCTGCTGATGGCCCCGGTTTTGCTGTGGCTGCGGGATAACCAGCCCGATGCCATCAATAACCCGGCGTTACGGGAAAAACTATTCACCTTTGAGGTGGATATTCTGCGCAACGATGTCTGTGATATCAGCCTGAACCTGCAACTGACGGAGCGTGTGCTGGTCAGCACTGACGGCAGTGTGTCGAGCGTTGAAGCTATAGCGGAACCTGATGAACCTGAAGAAATGTGGACGGTGAAACGTGGCTGAATTGCAGAAGGTGGACGACTGGCTGAGTGCCTTGCTGGCGAATCTGGAGCCAGCCGCAAGAAGCCGCATGATGCGCCAGCTGGCGCAGGAACTGCGCCGGACACAGCAGCAGAACATCAGGATGCAGCGCAATCCAGATGGCAGCAGTTATGAGCCGCGACGGGTAACAGCACGCAGCAAAAAGGGGCGCATCAAACGTCAGATGTTTACAAAGCTGCGCACCACAAAATACCTGAAAACTGCCGCCAGCGCCGATTCTGCCAGCGTGCAGTTTGAAGGTAAGGTGCAGCGCATTGCCCGCGTTCATCACTACGGCCTGCGTGATCGCATCAGTCGAAGAGGACCGGAGGTCCGTTATGCAGAGCGTCGTCTCCTAGGCGTAAATGATGATGTGGAAACTGTCATTCAGGATGCTTTGCTAAATTGGTTACAGAGATAAATAAAACCACATTTATAAAATTTAGTTTACTTTTTACTGATAAATGGATTCCTATCAATCCATGAGTCCCAGTTTATATAATTGTCATCAAATCCTATGAATTTCATTAGTACAAGTGGCACCAGTAAATTCAAATTTGATGAGTAATCTTGAATTTCAATTTTGCCATCTGAGTTTTTTTCATCAAGATAGGCAATGTATTTACCATTGTGGAACAGCGAGTGACGGAGTTTGCAGTAATGCATAATGTTTCTTTGAGCTAATGTATGTCCTGTTTTTTCGACATTAAAACCATATTCTTTTAAAACCTGAGTGATTATTTGTGGTGTTTTGGCAGGGGAGTAGTCATTTTTAATAAATCTGCAAAGTGCTTCTAGTGCCGAGAATAATAAATAATATCTGACGTCGATATAATTTATTGAGTCGCGGAAAGCTAGCATTGATTTAAAAAATGATGTTCTAAAGGCATCTTGTTTTAGCATGGCTTTACTATTTAGTTTTTCCATGGCTAAGCAAATAAAATTTTCTCGGCTGTTTGGTGCAAAATAATCTTCCATGATGATAATGCCCGCACCCTTATCTCTTTTTTTGTCAAGCTTTTTGGGTAGAGATGGTTTGAAATTGAAAGGGGTTTCATCATTTTCAAGTTCTCCTGAAATGATTACATTTTTTTGTTCAATAAAACTAAGAACTGCTTGTAAATCAAAAATAAGCTGCTGTTGAGTGGCGTAGTTATTCGAGTTTGGTTTGAAAAAACCAGTGAGGATGTACCTATCATTAGCCCAGCCATTTTTTTTTAACTCACTCCATGAACTGAAAATAGGAGTTAACTCACCACCGTCAAATGTGATTTTTTTAGTGAAATTAAATCCATAAATTGCGATTTGTGTCATCTTAAATACCTTAGAAATTGTTTCTCTTTTGTGTGGTTCTCCATACATACGCTCTGTATTACATCACTCTACCCGGTTGTGCAAGGATCGCTCTCATGAATGCACAACTGACTGAAATCATGCGCCTTATCACCAACCTGATCCGCACTGGTGTAGTCACCGAGGTGGACCGGGAGAACTGGCTTTGCCGGGTGAAAACGGGCGACCTTGAAACCAACTGGATTAACTGGCTGACACTGCGCGCGGGCAAATCGCGCACCTGGTGGAAACCGTCTGTGGGCGAGCAGGTTGTGCTGTTCAGCCTGGGTGGCAATCTGGAAACCGCCTTTGCGTTGCCCGCCATCTATTCGAATCAGTTCGCACCGCCGTCAACGTCGGCGGAAGCCTGCGTGACAGAACATCCTGATGGTGGCTGGTTTGAATACGAACCCGCCACCGGGCGCTGGTATGTCAGGGGCATCAAATCCATGGTCATTGAGGCTGCCGACAACATCACCCTGAAAACCAGTGAGTTTGTGCTGGAGGCTGACCGCACGCGTATTAACAGCGAAGTGGTGATCAATGGTGGCGTTACCCAGGGCGGCGGTGCAATGAGTTCTAACGGGATCGTGGTTGATGCGCATCAGCATACTGGCGTCCTGAAAGGCGGCGACACAACCGGAGGCCCGGTATGACGCTTTATATCGGGATGAACAATACCAGCGGTAAAGCTATTACTGATATTGACCATCTGCGCCAGTCGGTGCGGGACATTCTGCTGACACCGCAGGGTAGCCGCATTGCCCGCCGGGAATATGGTTCCCTGCTGTCGGCTTTAATAGATCAGCCACAAAATCCGGCGTTACGCCTGCAGGTCATGTCGGCTGTGTATGTGGCACTGAGTCGCTGGGAGCCACGGCTGACGCTGGATTCCATCACCATCAACAGCAATTTTGACGGTTCAATGGTGGTGGAGCTGACCGGGCGGCGGAATAACGGTGTGCCTGTGTCCCTTTCCGTATCAACAGGAGCAGAGAATGGCAGTGATTGACCTTTCGCAGTTGCCTGCGCCGCAGATTGTGGATGTGCCGAACTTTGAGACGCTGCTTGCCGAACGCAAGGCAGAATTTGTGGCGCTTCATCCGAAAGATGAGCAGGAGGCTGTGATCCGCACGCTGGAACTGGAATCTGAACCCGTCACCAAATTGCTGCAGGAGAACGCTTACCGTGAGTTGCTTCTGCGCCAGCGCATTAACGAAGCCGCGCAGGCGGTGATGGTGGCTTACGCGATGGGCGGCGATCTGGACCAGCTCGCTGCCAACTACAACGTGAAACGCCTGACGGTGACGCCTGCTGATGATGACGCTGTGCCGCCCGTTGCAGCTGTGATGGAAAGCGATGAAGCGTTACGCCTGCGTGTGCCTGCAGCCTTTGAGGGGCTTTCAGTTGCGGGGCCAACTGCAGCTTATGAATTTCATGCCCGAAGCGCCGACGGTCGGGTGGCGGATGCCAGTGCAACCAGCCCGGCACCTGCAGAGGTGGTGCTGACTGTCCTTAGCCGCGAAGGCGATGGAACAGCAGAAAAAGACCTGCTGGATGTGGTGGAGAAAGCCCTGAACAGTGAGAACGTCCGCCCGGTGGCTGACCGTCTGACGGTTCGCAGTGCAGAAATCATCCCGTACCGCGTGGAAGCTACCATTTTTCTCTATCCGGGGCCGGAAGCAGAGCCGGTAATGGCAGCGGCAAAAGCCAGCCTGCAGAGGTACATTGCCAGTCAGACGCGGCTTGGTCGGGATATTCGCCGTAGCGCCATTTTTGCCGCGCTGCATGTTGAGGGTGTTCAGCGTGTGGAACTGGCTTCCCCGCTGGCGGATGTGGTCCTGAACAAAACGCAGGCGGCATCATGTACGGAGTGGAGCGTGACCAACGGGGGAACGGATGAATAGTCTGCTGCCACCGGGTTCAACACCACTGGAGCGCCGACTGGCACAAACCTGCAGCGGGATTTCTGATCTGCAGGTGCCGCTTCGTGACTTGTGGAATCCGGCAACCTGTCCGGTCAGTTTCCTGCCTTATCTCGCCTGGGCGTTCTCTGTGGATCGCTGGGACGAGGGCTGGACAGAAAGCGTCAAGCGCCAGGTGGTGAAGGATGCTTTTTATATTCATCAGCATAAAGGGACCACCAGTGCCGTGCGGCGGGTGGTGGAGCCGTTCGGCTTTCTGATCCGCATTATTGAGTGGTGGCAAACCGGAGAGGCACCGGGCACGTTTCGCCTGGATATCGGCGTGCAGGACCAGGGCATCACTGAAGATACCTATCTGGAACTTGAGCGACTGATAAGCGATGCCAAACCATGTAGCCGCCACATGATCGGCATGTCCATCAATCTGCAGACCAGCGGCCCGCATTGGGTGGGAGCCGCCAGCTATCTTGGCGAAGAAATCACGATCTATCCGTATATCAACGAAACGATTATTTCCGGTGGCACCGCGCATGAAGGCGGGGCGGTCCATGTTATTGACACAATGAGAGTGAATCCATGAGCACAAAATTTTATACCCTGCTGACGGATATTGGCGCGGCGAAACTTGCCAGCGCCGCCGCGCTCGGTGTGCCGCTAAAAATTACCCATATGGCGGTGGGCGATGGCGGCGGAGTATTGCCAACGCCGGACGCCAAGCAGACGGCACTGGTAAATGAGAAACGCCGGGCTGCGCTGAATATGCTTTATATCGACCCGCAGAACAGTAGCCAGATTATTGCTGAACAGGTGATCCCTGAAAACGAGGGCGGTTGGTGGATACGTGAAGTGGGCCTGTTTGATGAGTCCGGGGCATTGATTGCCGTGGGAAACTGCCCGGAAAGCTATAAGCCGCAACTGGCTGAAGGCAGCGGGCGTACCCAGACCGTGCGCATGGTGCTGATTACCAGCAGTACGGACAATATCATCCTGAAAATCGACCCTGCTGTAGTGCTGGCAACCCGTAAATACGTGGATGATAAAGTCCTGGAATTAAAGCTGTATGTGGATGACCAGATGAGAAACCACATTGCCGCACAAGATCCTCATACCCAGTATGCGCAGAAACATAATCCGACATTTACCGGAGAACCAAAAGCGCCGACGCCTGCAGCAGGAAATAACACCACTCGGATTGCGACCACAGAGTTTGTTCAGGCCGCTATTACTGCTCTGATTAACGGTGCGCCAGCCACGCTGGACACACTGAAAGAAATTGCCGCAGCCATTAACAATGACCCGAAATTCAGTACCACTATTAATAATGCGCTGGCACTGAAAGCGCCGCTGTCGAGTCCGGCACTTACTGGAACGCCAACAGCACCTACTGCGGCACAGTCGGTCAACAATACACAGATTGCCACTACGGCTTTTGTGAAATCGGCGATTGCAGGAATGGTGGGTTCTGCACCTGCGGCACTGGATACATTGAACGAACTGGCGGCGGCGCTGGGGAATGACCCGAACTTTGCCACGACAATGCTTAATGCACTGGCAGGTAAACAACCGCTGGACAATACGCTGACTAATTTGAGTGGAAAGGATGTAGCTGGTCTTCTCACATACCTTGGTTTGGGAGAA